GTGATATCAGAAGGCTTTACGGTTTCTGTTTGTATGTTCACAAGTTTTTGAATTTTTGGCTCTATGACCGTAGAAAAGTATTCCGGATTATCCTTAAGACGTAAGCGAATTTCTGTTGGATCTTTGTTAGTGAGTTTATACAACAGCTCGTCAGGTATTAATTCAGGATATTGTTTGAACTGAGCCAAAATATTTTGTTTGATGTTTTGGCTAATCCGCCGAGACTCCTCGTAAGCGTCTGCGATGTCCATTTCAGCAATATTAATGTTTTTAATACCAAGCATCTCGTCATAGCGGCGCTCTAAATCGCGCATGGCGCTGATGTCTCCTTTTTCAGCGGCAGCACGAAGATACTTCGGAAACATCTCTTCCCCAGTCTCTCCAGGCATCTTAATACGACCCGCCATCATTTCCTTTTTTAGCTCGTCGTTAATACTTCCTGCCCGCTTTTCAAAAAATTCCCGTGCCTTTTTGTTAAACATCTCTGATGCAGCGGCGGCCTTCTTTGGGTCTGCACCAGCAGCCTCTTCCGCTAGTTCCGCACCACGGCTAATCAATCGGCTTAAACTACTTTCTGGACTAGAGAAGAACGTTCCGCCAGGAGCACGAGAAATAGCGGGTGCGCCCAACTTCATAATGCCCTGAGGCTCCGCCATGGCCTGATATATCTGTTCTGTCGTGATCTCGGGTTTGCCGGTAATCGCACGCACCGCGCCCGTACCCAATGTCTCTGCGCCCTTCTCAATCGCCGCGATACCTTTCGGAATCTGCCTTGCCACCGCAGCAGGATTCACGAATCCCATACCGATGCGGGTTGCAGTTTCTGCAGTCGAGCCCGTGGGCGCCTGGGCAATCCCAGCCTGCCGAGCTTTCTCAATCAGATACTCACTGCCACCCACAGGTTTCTCGACGTTGTACCCAAACGGCCTCATCGCCATCGTGGCAATGTCCACCGGAGCACCCGCTAAGTCATACGGCAGATACTGCGCTCCACGCACGATATCTTGCCCAATCCCCCGAAACACTTCACCGGCTGGTCGTTGGTCCGTGGGCAGTGTTCCAACAGTCATCTGCTCTGCCATCTGGTTGTAGTCTACTTCGCCACCATCAGCAAACTGCTGCAGCCCAAGAGTGAAATCCCTTTTGTACGGATACTGGTTCGGGCTCTTTTCGCGGATCTCACGCTCAATGTTGTACTGTTCCATCCGCCCCCGGTTCATGGCATCTTCATATGATTGAGGGGTCAAGAAGGGCTGAGCAAATCTTTCGGACATTGGCCCCACAGGACCCTCATCAGACCGCCCAAATAAACGAGCAATATCAAACGAATTTTGCCCAGGGAAAAATGGCAATAGCTGATCTTCGGTAACTTTTCCTTCCCGATAGCCATCAATCAAACTATTCAAATGTCTGTTCATCCGGCTAACTGAAGCGTTCTCTTCAAATTCCTGTTGTTCGACTTCGCCACCCTCAGCAAACATCTTAGGCATCCTGGGCACAGCACGCTGTTTGGGCTGGGCAGGCTCTTCTTGCTGCAATACGAACTGGAACGGATCGGCACTTTTTGCCTGTGCGAACTGCTGCAGGATCTTGCCCCCAGCAGGCTTTGCCGCACCGCCCCCGTCTTCCATCATCTCGGTCAACATCTCGTTGACCTTGCTCATCGTCAAACCCTCAGGGTCCGTGTCAGCCAAATAATTCAACGCCAACGCCGACGTATAACTACTCGGCAAATCTCTGGGGTTAAAAGCAGCCGCCACACGAGCGCCTACCTGCTTTGGTCCTTGGGCCGTGGTCCGTGGAGCTTGGGCCGTTTGTGCAGGAGCCCCGCCACCTAACACAGACAGCCACTTCTGCTGATACTTATCCGCAGTCAGGCCCTGGTTTGCGCGAAGAGCGTCCTCGGTCATCCGACCCTCAGGGTTGCCCGTATACCACACCAGCGGCACCTTCGACACGTCATTGCCCGTGCGATTCAAGATGTCCCGAACAGCAAACGCGGCCACCGCGTCTTGCACCTCAGGAGGAGCGTCCTTGGCCCTCGAGTACTCCGTGCCTAATCCAGATTTCTTTGTCGAAGCCTGCCACGTACTATCAATAAACTGATACGCGCCCGAGGCCGACGAACCCTTTGCCTGCGCACCATAGTTGTTGCTAGACTCTACCTGACGAATAGTAGATAGAATCTGATCGACGTCCGGGCTACTTTGTTGTGCCATATTTAATAGTACTCATGGATTTGGGGGCCAACCGATTCCTCAATGAAATCACTGGGCAACTGAAGAAAGTTGCCCTGTCTAAACCGTATTACCGCCTGAACTGCCGAATCTGTCAAGTCATCATGCTCACCGAACGGAAATTCAGCCATCTCCTCTACAAGGTCCTCGGCCCACGGTTCGTCTGGAGCCCACACGAACCCCGCTTCAAAAACTGGTGACACAGAGTTCGCCCGACTAATTTTATCAGTACCCGTTTTGCGTCCACCTGGTGAATAATTGACCACCGGGATTCCCGTGCGCCGTAATTCCTGGGTCAAGGGCAAACCAGAGGCCTTCGCCTCAATTAACACACAATCAGGGTCCCAGAACTTGTACAACTCCATAGCCTCACGCTTTAATTCTGGGAAATCCCACCGGCCCTTCTTCGCATCCAGCAAAATCAGGTTGTCTTCCTCGCCCTCAACAGGCTGAAACACACCCCAAGTCGTGATAGCGGAAAAATCTGCCGTTTCCTTCTTAGAGTACGCCGTGTCGTAGCTCTGTATAACGTATTTAAGCTTCGGAACGTTGTCATGTGGCCAAACTTTCCACCATTCCCGCTTAAATATCGCCCCTTCCTCAGCCGTAGGGTTCTGCATCCACTGGGCGTTCCAGTTTGACACCGGCAAAGCGGCCTTGACACGCAGTAAATCGTCCACTTTCCAAAATTCTGGCCAACAAGGCGTGCCAGACGGCATGATTGCCGGGAATTCGATGACCTCCCACTTGTCAGACATGGGGTTTTTGGCCTCATCTTGCAAAACCCGACCAGTTAAGTCAACTTTTGACCACCGGGTCATCACAATCAGGATGCGCCCACCCGGCTGAAGTCGCTGCCGGGGGCCTGCTGTGTACCAATCGTAGCAATTTTCCATCGCCGTCTCGGAAAGAGCGTCTTGTTCCGAGTGCGGATCGTCAATGACCAAGAAATCCGCACCCCGACCGGTCATTGCACCCCCTACACCAGCGGCAAAATATTCCCCACCCTTGTTCGTCTCCCACCTACCGGCTGCCTTTGAGTCCGCTGCCAGCAAAACCTCGGGGAAAATCTGCTTGTACTCCTCCGAATCCATCAGATTTCGCACCTTACGGCCAAACCGCTGGGCTAACTCGCCCGTGTGCGTAGCCTGAATGATCTTGGAATCCGGTTTTTGGCCCATTAACCAGGCGAGGAACAAATACGAAGTAAGCTCTGACTTACCATGACGCGGTGCAATATTAATAACTACCCGCTTTAGGTCACCATGGATCAACTCCTGGAACTTCTTGGCCATGATCTTGTGGTGCTCGCCGCATATGAACGTGGGCCACACGTACCTGACGAAGGCCAGAAAGTCATTCCTAGCATTTTCTCGCGCTTCGATCTGTGCAAGCCGCAACTCCAGCTTTAGGATCTCTTCGTCCGCTGTCTCTTGTTTCCCGTGAAACAATGTACTTTCCCTTTCTGCGTGTGTGGTGGCACGTAATGGACGCAAGCATACGCTAAGTTTTGAATTTTGCAAAAAATTTTTGCGGAAATCGATTTTGAAAACAAGGGGGTGGGTTTTAGCTTGATAAGTTTGAAACACTTGGCTGACTGGCAGAAACTGAGCCAAGGGGTTGAAGCCTGATTGATGGGGTGGGTTGATGGATGAAGCGAGGAAGGAGCGGAAGACGAGGATGCAAACGTATAGGGACTCCAGGACAATAAGCGGGCCCGCCCACCCCCGCCATCCTCCAAGGGAATAGATTTTACAAATAGGCTTCGCCTATGGCTTTTCACTTCTACTTATACAGAAAGAATTGGACAGTGGATCGTGGTGCGGGTATGGCACTGCGTGCCATATGTATCAATAAAAAAGCCCAGGCACTCACGCGCCTGGGCTCTCCGCTCACGCGGCAGGAGTTAATCGATAAAGTTTAGTTTATTAAGTTGCAATTGCAGATCTATCTGCAGATCTACTAATTCCTCGAGTCTAGACTCGAGGGCCGATAGTGTCCGCATATCTCCGGCCATGTCTGCGCCGCGCATGTGATCGTCGATCTCCTGAAGTTGGCGATCGATAGCGTCGATCTGCATTTCAAGATCGGCGGCCTGATCCATGCGCTCGAGCTCATCGAGCGAGTACAGATCCTCAGGACAGGTGACATTGGGGTTTGATGTTGTGCGATAAAGTGCCATGTTAATCTCCGATTAAAAAAGGTGATTCCAGAGTGCTTCGTGGACAAAGCATCCGTCATCATTGAGCAGATCTAATTCGTCATCGGTCAATGGCTCGCCGTCATCGTGTTCTGCATAGCAGATAAAGGCATCGGCAAAATCGGGATAATCTGAGTGATCTATTCCGTCAAACTCGATATTGTGATATTGCATTTCATTCTCCTGTATGTCCGGCGGCGGAGTGCCGCCGGTCCCCTAATTATACCCTAAGCAGACTTGCGTGCAATATGTTTTTTCGGTGTAAAGGTGCCCAATAACATCGCGCCCTCTACCTGTGGCGCGTAATGCTTAATCTCATAATTACTGTCCCAGGCACCTGGGACCAGGAACAGGGAATAAATGTAGCCCTCGTCTTCCATGATCTCGATTACATCGGGCAGTGTGCGGTTATCGGTAGCGGTTACCCAAGTGGCCACACTTGATGCAAAAAAGTGAAATTCTTTCATGCTTCTTTCTCCAGTATTAAAAGCAGGGCGGCGGGTGCCGCCCTGTTCCTGAATTATACCACTAGTGCATCAGCCGCTTCCCATAATTGCGCATTGATCCGCGCATCATCGCCAACCGATCGCAACACGCGGGTGCTTGATTGGCGGCGCGAGCGGTTCAGGTTAACTCCGCCTTTAATTACATTTTCTTGAATGCGGTTCAAGGTATTCCACAGGCTATCCCCTGCATCCTCAAAGCGGCGAGTAAGTAAAAGCGAATTATGGTCAAGGCCTGTTGGCCGATCCTTGCCCCAACGCAATTGCACTGCGGTCTCGGCTAGTTGGCCCTGCTCGAGCGGCGATAAGATCCGATCCATGAATCGCTGGATTCTTTCCTCGATGTGATCAATGTTGCCCATAAACCCGATCGAGCGATCGCCCACAATTTGGGCGGCATTCGATCGGTGCGCAACGGACACTTGGCCCATGACATTGTCGCTGATGATCATACCGTTACAGCACACCATGCGGAAAATTCCGGCCCACAATTTAAACCCGCTTGAACCGTCGTGAGAATTCATTAAGACCACTTCGGGCAATGACTGCTTGGCGATCGTTGGCGCGTACTGAGGGCGGAACCGGATCAGGTGCTTGGCGAATGCGCGGTTCTCGATATCGCGCGATAAGGTCTGTCCCGCGAATACTGGCACAAGGCCGCGGCCTTGTAATTCCTCCACAACATTAACAGTGGGGACAAAACCATAACGCGAAGACACTTTACTAGCGGGCTCTTCCGCGAAAATCGAAGGCGCGATATTGCGCAATTGATCAAGGGAAAAACCGCTTTCACTACGGGCTTGAGTGTATCTTGCCATTTTTAATTCTCCTGTATGAATGCGCCACCGATTAGTGACGCTGGAATAATTAGAACATTATTCCAGCATCCTGTCAAGCAAATAAATTATCCCGGCCGCAATAAATACGGCGATCAAGATAAACCCCGCGCGATATCGTCGCCGCCTACGCGGCGGATCCAGCCATAGCCAAACCACGGCCCACCAGCTTTTTCCAGCGTGATCTGATTTTCGCCCCAGCTTAATTGGATCCAATCATGGCCAGCGGCCACAGCTTTTTTAACCTGCGATTTTATTTGCGCCAGCGACGGGCACCGGCCCGTGAATTCATATTGATACATTACGCCGCCCTCCCAATATCGCCTGCCACATGGTGACGAAGCATGGACCCCGGCGGCAAGCTTTTTGCAAATTGCACCAGGGCTTCCGCATCATTCGCCGCGCCGCTTTTGCGCGTGCCATGCCATTGAATGGCCGTAGGTCCTTGGGCCGCGTAACACCCACCTTTATCGCACGTGCCAACTTTCTTGGCCCCCGTACCATGGGCCACGAATACAACAATATAGTCCCGGTCGCCACGCGCACATAGGGGCTTACCATTTCCGCATTGCATGCACGTGAAATTATCGGCGAGTTCTGCGGGGCATTGAATAAATTTAACGCCACGATATTCATGGCCACCGGACCAATCGGTTCCGAGCGGAGCGGCCACCACAGCGGGCCGCCCTTTATTGTGCGCTTCTACTGCCGCGTCCATATCGTCGCAGCTTGCATTAATTATTGTGCGATTAGCTTCGGGCATCGGCAATTGATCCGCCGGAAAATGCGAATAAGTCCACGCCACGCCATTACGCGGAACAGCTTTTAATAGCGCGTTCAAATACTCATGGTCGATTTTATCGGCGCCTGTATCCGGAGCCGGATTTAATCCGCACGTCTTCGGGCACGTGCCATAAGTTTCGTGGACCCCGGCCCGATAAGTTACGGCAATTGGGCCTGTCTTTTTATTACTGGATACAGCAACGGTTTTTAACATGGTGAACCCCTGTATTTAAGTATGAGCCCCCACTATATCACACTTGTTTAGAAAATACACTTAATACTTGACCAAAAACTAGTGGTCAATAATTGATCAGCAGCCCGCGCGGGCGCGGGCACGCGATTCTAGAACCACGCACCATGGCCCACGAGCCAAAAAAAGCTATAACTTTCAATGGTTTACGCCAAAAAGAGCAGGGGCCTTGTTTTTCCTGATCCTGTACCGCGCTTTAATATGCTTAATTCATTATAAAGAACCCTTTAAAATAGGCAGTTTTTGCCGTTTTCAACTGGTCAAAGTTTGACCAGTAAGTTCACTTTTCCAACAAATGCTGATGCCGCCTAAAAACATGATGCGCTTCCGCCAAAACAACAGGCAATTCGCCGCCCTCGTATTTCGGAATTTCAAACTCAAGCACCGTCTTTAAAGAAGCTAATATCTCGCGCAATTGAAAGTCATTACTGCGCTCAAGACAGCCAGCAAACTCACATAATTCATCGAACCGCGCAATATACGCGCCGTCCCCGCCTTGCTCCAGCGTAGCTTTAGCGCAACCTTCCACCATCAGAACATCAGGCATTTTTAAATCCTTCCTCAATTTGAAATAAATACGATTTATTGCACAGCGGGCACTTGCCCCGCTCCACCTCTTCGCCATGCTCTGCCACAAAAAAGTCAGTCACCAACCGGATCCCATGCTTAGGGCAAGCCGGGAGGTCGTCCGGCCCCAGCAAATAAAGCACACCCTCAGGCCTCATATGCTCGAATGTAATCATCGACTGCCTCCGCAAGTGTCTCGTCAATTAAAGTGGATTTACGAAGTTCTGCGCAATCCTCGTCATTGAATTTATATCCAGTCCTAAACGAAGCGGCAAACTTCTTGATCTCGTCGTTAGTGCAATCCATCAGCCATTTATCGCCGAGCTTCATTAGTCCATCCTTTCTGCGCCGTTATAGGCGGACTCTAAATCCTCTTCGATCCAAGCCATGGCGGTGCAAACCTCATTCCAAAACTCGTCATTGTGCTTGGTCCCTTCGGGGTGATGACCTCGCCAACCCTCCAGCATCCCCCATACCATTTCCAACTGTGATTTAAAGTCATTGCGTGTCATTACTTTCTCCTTTTAAATAAGCTAACCAAAAAGAAAACCGCAAAAGCAATGCATAGCATCCCAAGTGCAGTAGTCAACATCCGCAGGGCTTCGGCCATTTATTTCTCTCCGCAACTACACCCAAAGCCATCTATTGCGGGGCATCCCTCCTCGTGATCAGCAGGGATTTCTGCCTCTAATAGCTCCGCACACTCGCCGCTAACTTCTTCAGCAAGTACTGTATCTACGCGGCCTTCCATTACTTGGACAGCTAAGGTGTAAGCCTTTTGGAGGGTAGATTCTAAATTCATGGTTATTCCTTTCTTCTGTATGAGCCACAATATTAGTTTAGTTTCTACACATTGTCAAGTACTCTTCAACTTTTTCCCAATCCCATGGATAACCCTGCTCTAAAGCGGGGGCCAACAATATCCCCTGTTGGGCCAAAGCATAAGATTGCCAGCCTTCATAGATCAACAGTCTAGCCTTGCGGGCCTTGTCGTACTGCACAAAGACCCATGTCGGAAAGCCTTTGTGCGCCGAATGAAATGACACTTGGTGCGGGCTAACTTTAACCTTCCCGTTTGGCTGGGCTACCTTTAACTCAATCAGATGAAATTTATTCCCGAGGCCTACGATACAGTCAGGTATTCCGAGGTTCACCCACGATTCCACCCTCGTTATCTTCGCCTTCGTCATCCCCTTCTTCATCTTCTGATAAAACGCTTGCTCCGGCTTCATTTAAAAACTCCTCTGTGTGGTCCACAGTTTTCTCGTATGCGATAGAGCTTGTTATCTGTGCGTCAACAACATCGGGACTACCTTGATATAGCTTACGCAAAGCTTCCAACTTCTTCTGCACTTCCTCTTTGCTCATCGAATCGATCGAACCATGCCGTATTTCTTTACGGTCGATATAAATCGTACCCAAAGCTTGGCCCCTCCGATATTCGGCTTGGACCGCCGCCGCCCACGCTCCCGATTCAATGGCTTTATCCCGAATGAATT